CAACAAACTGGACAGATGCCACCTTGGTATCACTGGGCATTCTGGAAGTTACTTCCTCAATCAACTTTGAATGCTTTCGCTAAGATTGCTGGAACTACTCCCGCCAAGAGTATTCTTGCTACTGAAGGAACTGCTGCTGGAAAAGCTGCTTTACACAACGTACTAAAACCTGCTGCTTTGGTTGCATTCTTCACTAAACTACTTACTGGAGATCAAAGAGGTGCTGAAAATCTTTTAGAAACTAGTATAAGAGATGTAGTTGAAAAGGATATTGAATCTGGAAGTTATGATTTACTATCCTCATTCTATGATGAAATTGGTGAAGAAAGATTTGGTACGTTGATGGATGTATATGGAGATCAAATAGAAGGATTTAATGAAAAGAATGATAGACTAGATGAATTATATGATCCAGAATACATTGGAGGTATTAAAAATCAGATAAACGAAATAGACTCACGATATAATTCTAGAGGTGGAAGTTGGAAGGAAAATGGTGTTCGTATCTATGGAGATGCTAACTGGGGTGGACAATTAACTAAGCAGAGTTTTGAAAGTTCGGGACAATCTTTTGAGGAATATGATGCTCTGAGAGCACAACTTGGATTCTTCAATGGTAATAAAGGTCCAGATGAATATGGTGCATATCCGCTCATAGGTTGGTGGCAGATTATGGATGCCAAAGAGAATGGACATAAACCAGAACAATTTACTGGGATTGCACATGAAATAGTTTCAAGATCCTATAAAATGGATGAGATTAGCAGTAATCCAAATTTTCCTCGTGAGGGTAGAAACATTTATGATAATGAAGCAGATTATAATGAAGCAATGAGACTTCAAGATGAATATAGCAAATTGCTTGATGAGTATATAAAACTGTGGGAAGGACCTGGTGGATATGATGAAATATTGAACAAAGCATGGGACTTCCCTAGAAGAAGTGAAGAGATGATGAGAGAAAATGCAAGAGAAGCATCTAAGAGAAAACAAGAATTACAATCTGAATTAGAAAATCTTATAAAGGAGCGAGATGAATTAGAAGATGAAGTTTTTGGATTATATGATCAAATATTCACAGAGATGATTGTTGATCATATGATGGCAAAACCAGATACTCAATTACCCAGCAGTTTTAGTTACGATCCTGGAAAAGATTATGGTGACAGGGCAGACGCATATGATAATTACAATTGGTTGTGGAAGACCTATGGTATTGATGCAGCAGAGTGGTACTTAGAAAATCAAAAACTTCCCATGGAATCGA